TATTCTCAATATATACCACCACAACCCCCCCAGAACCCAAGCCCAATCCTATTGCGATGACCACGACGCGCGAAGCGCGTCACTTCGTGTGGTCACTACGTATCGCAATAGGATTGGGCTTGGGTTCTGGGGGGGTTGTGGTGGTATATATTGAGAATATTTTTTCTAGTCTTGGCGGTTTAAACTAAATCATGACGTCACAATGGCCTACGTGACTTGGTATACGTGACCTAAAACAACAAAGTGGCGTACGTGAGATAATGTAATGAGGTGGTGGTGATAATTTAATAATAGAAATATGATAAGAAGATAAAGATAGATATAAATATGGTATAAGAAGCGATACATTAAAAATGTTAAGTCAGTCTGGCAGTTACGAGCACTCATACGAGGACCATAATTATCCTGATTTGGATCATACACTTCAGTTGCGGAGCTTCAGATACGACAGTGAAGACGACTATAAGCACTTATTTGATAATGCTAATACTACTGGTGAACTCTTGTCTGCTATGGAGTCTTTTGAAGAGTCTTCAGATGAAATACCAAGTGAAGCAGCGACAGGAGCACTTGAAGAGATTAGAAATCGTGCTCAAGTCGGTAATACAAGATTGGGAAGACATGCTGAAAGAACATTCAACCGAAGAAGAAATGATAGAATACTTGACAGAGGAATTCTTAGCTTTTATTCAAAAAGATTGCAAAAACGACTCATTGGAAACCTTGTACGAAACAGTGGAAGAACCCAAACTAATACAATCAAGCCTAGCTACGATGAAGTATTACTTAACGCTCACCTTGCAAAACAAAGCGAAAGAGACTACGGGCTTGAAAGGCCATTCCCTGTCAGTTATCAACAAATGGAACTCTGTCATAAAGACGCCTTTGAAACTCCTATCGAACGAGAAAGAAGCTTCGACCAATTCTTTCGAGCGGTGGAACGAAGAATGGGAATCCTCGCAGATCAGTTATGCAGAGCTTTTGAGAATAATACAAGTAATGCAAGAAGAATTCTACACGACTCCATTGAGCTTAGAAGAAACCAAAACTTTCGTAAAATGGTTTTTGACATCAGGAAAGTACTTGATAAAAGAGGTTCGTACGCTATATGGTTCCATGAAACAAACAAAGGAACGGAAGATTACCCAGAAGACATCTGTAGAGGATATCCCCCAGACTACGACTTTGGAGTCATATCAACTGGATTCAGACTCAGCGGAAAGCCAGCAATTGAGCCAATCGGAAGAGGAGGAAGAGGAGGAAGAGATCCCCCTGACCCAAGAATCAAATTCAAAACATACAAATACTACCCGGAAACGAAAATCTACCATGATGTCTACAGGGAAATTTATGAAGAAGAAGCTTTTGATGAACCAACCGAAGGCCATTTCCACATACTTCACGCCTGCCAATGGTACAACAATGAATGCAGGTGCCTCGGAAGGAGCTTTGATGTCAATCCAAGGAAGAATAAGGCAATCCCTATCGACCCGGTTGACACGGAACACATACGCAACATCATGTTCTATAACACAAAATGGCCCAGATGGCCTGTGTACATCAAAGTGGCCGACGGACCCGAATTCGAATATGTTTATAGAACTGAATCTATTTCAAAAGAATCAATACAACCCGAGCGACAGTCGCAACAATTGGAAGAGAGCAACAATCAGGATGAAAGTGGACCTTCCGGACGACAGCCGACAAGCCTACCAAATAAAAGAGATAATAAATGCACAAATGTCCCGCATGGAAAATCATCCCGAAACGGAAACCCAGTCGAAAAGTTCGTGGAACAATTCAAACTCAGGCCAACATGGCCCTTGGAACACATATTAGACACTAAAGATTGGCTTGAAAGTGAATGGGGCACGTACATAGCAAGTGACAAACAAATACAACGAACCTTCCAAATACTTATGAAAATAACAATGAATATGACCTACAGCGAACTAAAAATGCTCTACCAAAATGAACATACAATGCCTATATGGGGAGCTATAAGTAGTAAAGACTTATTAAATACTTATTATACACTGGACGAATCACAAGAAATAGTTGAAGAATTATTAGACTATCAAATGAACAATGATCAATTGGAATACTTTGACAACATAGAAGAAGCGAAACGAAAATTCATTACTGATCTTTATGAAATCCTAGAAAAAAAACATCAGAAAACAAACACTTTTCAGATAGTCAGTCCACCTAGTGCTGGAAAGAATTTTTTCATAGAAACTGTATTAGCATTTTATTGGAACACTGGAGTCATACAAAACTTTAATCGCTACAATAATTTCCCATTAATGGAAGCTGTGAATAGAAGAGTAAACTATTGGGATGAACCAAACTTTGAACCAGATGCAACAGAAACATTAAAGAAACTATTTGCAGGTACAGCACTCAAGGCAACAGTCAAATTCCAAAAAGAAGCCAACGTTCAAAAAACACCTGTAATAATAACAGCAAATCACGACAAGTTCACAAAAGAAGTATGGGATGATCGTATTATAAAATATTATTGGTATCAATGTCCTAAATTAAAACAATATAATAAGCGTTTACATCCTTTTGTATGGTGCTATCTAGTTGATAAGTATGTACTCGATTTGTAATCTTATCAAAATGTATAAATATTGGTGAAGGTATTAAATAAACTTAGTATTTTTCCACATGCCTCGTATTCATTTTCCTTATCATAATTATCTTGGTCCGGGCAGTGATAACTTTAAAAAACAACCAGTAGACGAAGACGACGCAATAGCCAGAGCACATGACCTGGATTACGATAAAGCAAGCTCTGATAAAGACATTTTCAAGGCTGATAAGCAGGCTCGCGACGAGTTTTTCAGTTCATTTGTGCACAGCGGAAACTTGCATAGTTTAATTGGTGGACTAGGACTTGGAGCTAAAAATCTAGTAGAAGAGCATGTACTAGGTAAGTCCTTGTACGGTATGGGCAAAAGAAAATCAACCGAGAAAGATTGGGCTAAAATTAAACGCATTAATACAGCAAGAGCAGCTAGACGAAATAACGAAGAAAACCAAAGAGACATTAGAAACTTTGGACACGTAGGAGGAGAAAATATTAATCCTGACGCTGAAGTAAACTTGGCAGATTTCCCAGATTTTTTACAAGACTTTGTTGCCGAAGCAGGACCAAGTGGAAGTCAACCCACTGAAACAGCTCAAGAATCGCCACCAGGAATGTCTCAAGATGAAGTTCCTATGGATACGGTAGGAGCCACTGATGTTGGAGGAGGAGCACAAGTCGATCCACGAAGTGGAGGACAAGCTGCTGGAGGTATGGGAGCAGGAGGTGCTGCAAACGATGGACGACAAGACATTTATGCAGGAGCGCCACAACCTAACCAACACCACGAATTTGTTTATGGAAAAAGTTATCATTTTACTTTAACAAATGGCTTACCTGATTTTCGTCATTTCATAAACACAATAAGCAACAACTATTCTGCTCAATTACGATTTAAACATATTCATGGTATACCTTGGGAACGTTTATTAATGTATCTGAGTGAAGGAGAATATCTACGTTTGATGCGCGACTATACAGCGGTTAAAGTTGAAGAAGTTGTTTGCGAAGTTTATAGTCTAGGAGTACGTTTACCATTCGTGACTTCAGCTACAACAAGTTCTGTGGCCAATGCTAATGCACAATATCCTATAGGATGTTTTCATTTTGATAAAGCTTATGAAACACAATATGATGTCAACAATATTAATGATATTAATGACATTATAAATAAAGCTTTAGGGTCAGAATGGAAAAACACAACAAGACCAGCTCAACCAGTAACAACTTCGTGGTCAGAAACTTTTCCAAATATAACTGCATCAGCAACTAGTCGTGATATTAATAATCCTGTAATTGTTCAGTACCCTTTACCATATGGAATAAATAATGCTCCCAAAGATGTTGGTATATATGATTATGTAGACATCAAGAATGGTACAACTGCTTATGGAAAATGTTGGGAAAAAAGATTCAAACCTAAAAATGGAATATTATACGCAGAAAGTAGTTTATTAACTAATGGTAATACTACAGCAGTTGAAGGTCCTACCAATTTTATGACTCCTATACCAGGTCTTGAAAATGGTTATTTTATTGGAACTAATCAAATAAGTGAACGTTCTGATTCTCAAATACGTATACCACCAAAAGCTTATACTGCAACTAAATATAATACATCTGATGCTTCTAGACTAGAAAGTACTGTTGATTATAACGGTTTTAATTTTTTTGGAGAACAAAAATGTGCTCCACAGGCTATGCCAAAATTCATGATTGGTTTTGTTAATATCCGAAATGAAGACAATTCTTTATTAACAGCTAAATGGGACATTATGATTAAAACACGTATTCATCTAAGTGGACTACAATCTACTCGAGAATGGATTTCAAGAACTGATACAATCCCACCACAATGGTTTACATCGCAATATACTCAATTTCGTTATGAAGACATATTTGGTGTTCCTTTAGTACGTGCAAATGGTATGCAAACTAATCCTACTCACAGACCTGGAATGATTTCTAATTATAATCCTAATAGAAGTAATACAGAAAATGTTGCCGATCAAGACGAAACTATAATAAATAGCCAGAAAAAACTTAGACATAAGTCTGCATTGTTACCTTTACTTGAAAAACCTGTAACTCGTTCTAAAAAACTTTTAAAACAATAAATGTATTCTATCTTATCTATATCTTTTATTACTACCACCACCTAAATTATTATAAAATTAAAGTCACGTATACCAAGTCACGTAGGCCATTGTGACGTCATGATTTAGTTTAAACCGCCAAGACTAGAAAAAATATTCTCAATATATACCACCACAACCCCCCCAGAACCCAAGCCCAATCCTATTGCGATACGTAGTGACCACACGAAGTGACGCGCTTCGCGCGTCGTGGTCATCGCAATAGGATTGGGCTTGGGTTCTGGGGGGGTTGTGGTGGTATATATTGAGAATA